TGGTAATATTCCATAGACCACCTACGCTGAGCAGCTTTCCTATCTGCCTTTGAACTATACTTTCTCTTTCTTCCCATGTGTTTTCTCGGCCATTTGAGTGAGTTTGGCAAAGCATTGAACTAACCAACTTTCCATATTTGGTAATGTTGCAAATAACCTATCCTCAATAAATCTCTTTTGGAATTGCATTTTATTTAACCTATTTATCGGTTCTCTAATTTTATCTAAGATTTTAGTTTTAGCAGAAGTGCTGATGTCTACTTCTTCTAACTGCATCAGCATATAGTTTCGTTTCAATAACTCTTCACTCTCTTTTAGCTTTTCATCTTCTTTAATAATGTCCTCTACAGTAAGTATCTTATCTTCGAGCAAAAGAGGAATCTTTTTTTGAATAGTTTTCAATCCCCAACCACGAACACCACCTATGTTATCTGATTTGTCTCCATCGATTGCTCTATACACAGCAAAGTTATGTGATGGTATTCCATAGTCCTCTAATACCTTTGGTGGGTCGTACATCTTCTTCTTTGTAGGAGACCAAACTGAAACTCTATGATTTACTAACTGAAGAAAGTCTTTGTCCGTGGACATTAAAACTATCTTAGATGTTTTCATAACCTGCTTGGTAAGGTAAGCCATTGTATCATCAGCTTCAATGCTCTCAATAGTAATTGTTGTGATTGGAAGATAATCCAAATAATCAATCACTCTGGTCAATTGCATCTTCATAGATTGATGCTCATCGTCCTTATCATTGAAATCATAAGCTCGATTAAGGCGTTCGGACATTTTCCTACCAGCCTTATACTCTGGAAATAATTTCTTTCGGCGGTTAGACCCACCTTTACCATCAAATACTATGACAGTCCTGGTAGGTCTAATTGTTCGTATCGCATAACCGATTGACCTTAGAAAACCAACTATTCCCCCAACATGAGCACCGTCATCATTGAGAGTTGGTATAGCGCTGAAACATCTTATGAATGTATTCAACCCATCTATAATCAATACTTTATCGTCAGGTTCACCTTCGTCTAAATTACCGCCTTTTTTCTTTATTTCTTCAAGTATTGAAAGGTATCTAGCATTAGTCACCTAGCACCTCTTCTGTAATCTCTACATCATCTATACCCAAATCAGCTTTAGTATATTTTAAGATAACCTTATCACAAATCATATCATAGCAATATTTTCTAAACTCATCTTTCTCTAACATTTTTGACCATTCTTTAGATTGAAATTTGAGTACCTCATCTCCATATTTCAATGTATACCAAGCACCACCAACTTTTACTAAGTTGTGGTCTTTCATCACCTGTAACCAACTACCATCATCATCTACACCACTTTCAAAGTAGAGTGGAAACTCAGCCTTTCTTAGCGGAGGACCCAAGCGATTTTTGACCACTTGCGCCAGAATAGTCATACCAATAACATTCTTTTTGCTATCCTTAATCTGACCTTTGTTCTTTAGTCTGATACGAGTGGATGCGTGAAATGGAAGAGCCTTACCACCTGATGTAGTATAAGGATCTCCGAACATAGCGCCTAACTTTACTCTTAATTGATTAGTGAATACTAAAGCAACTCTTTGCCTACCAATCATTTGAGTTATCTTTCTCAAAGCCTTTGATATGATGATTGCTTTTGATGTAGCCCAACCATCTTTATCAAAGTCGGCATTTAACTCGACCTTTGTGGTAGCAGCTGCTAATGAATCTACTAAGATAGTTACTAACCTTTCTTTATCTGATTCCCTAACTTTCGTTACGATTTCTTCAATGGCTTCAAAAATATCTTCAGCGGTTTCTAAATGTAGATATAACATTTTATTGAGATCCACACCTATTACGCCTAAGAACTCTTCACTTACTGCTGTCTCTGTATCTATATAAACAGCGACTCCACCCTTCTTTTGAGTTTCTGCAAGTAGATGAGCACCTACTAATGATTTACCACTACTTTCCAATCCATTCAACTCTGTAATTCTACCAACTGCAATACCACCATCAGGGCGATTTGAAATTGCTAAGTCTAGCATTGTTGAACCTGTTGAAATAAACTCTTTTATATCTGTTGGTGTCGGTTGAGCACCATCTAAGAAATATGCAACTTTGTAATCTTTGAATTTTTTATTTAAGGAGTCGGCGAGAACTCCAGCTAAGTCATCTTTAACTGACATATGATTCTCCTAATTAAATAGTGGGTGTGCCCGGCTTTGTAAAGAATCCTTTGCACACACTCGGTTTTATTAGTGTTGGCTTCAACACCCACTACACTTTATTTACTTATTAAACAACTCATCGAAAGCAGCACTGGCATCTTCAACAGTCTTTGCTGATTCTGCAGCGACAACTGATGCTGGCGCTTTTTTTACTTCCGTTTCTTCTGTAGCCTCTGGATTTAACCATTGGTTCAGAACTTCTGTGAGTTCTTCATATGAGAGTTCCTGATACAATTCAGTTATGTCTTTTTGATTCTCTAAGAAGTTTTCCATCTTAGCCTTATCTTCCACGATTGGTGTCTGATTAGGTTTAACACGGATTGTAGTCTTAGGAAACGAAGCACCACTTTCTTCAGCAGTAATAAACTCTACTGATACATCACGACCATTAACGGCTTCTGTGATATCACCATAGTCTGGATCTGCTATTACGGAAAGTAGTTCTTGATAGACAGTCTTACCAAAACCCCAAAAACGAACACCTTGAGCTTCTTCACCACGAACGATAACTGGAGCAAAGGTTCTCATCTTAGCTTCCAATTTACGAGCCATTTGATATTCCTCACGATTACCGCTTGTTTTAAGTTTGCTAGCAAACTCTTCAATCGGATCAGGACGACCAAATGTGATTGGTGATAGATAGGTTTTATTATTCAAACCGAAATGAAAAAACAACTCAATAAATGGGTTATCCTTATTGTGCTTATATGGTAAGACACGGATGACCTGTTTGCCGGGCTGCGGTTTCCAAAGATTTGAAGTCCTATTGTTTGTGGTTTGTAATTGATTAAGACGCTTACGAATAGAATTAATATCCATTTTTTATTCTCCTCTGTTATTATTTATTTAGCATTTTTTAGTTACATCGTTGTAACCATTTAATAATAAGTATCTGGCTTTTCAGCGAAATACAAATATTTTTTTAGTTTTCTTGATAATCTTTTATATCTACTATACTGTGGATTTTAGTTGGTATTTTATTAAGTCCTGTATCATTAGTAAGCAATAAACTATTCTGATATTGTTCCCACGGAATAGGAAATCTCTTATCCAACACGCCACCATTAAGTTCTCTGATAACTTCGTTAAGTGCGTTGATTGTGTAAAGTGTGTTACTCTGTTTCTTTCTATGTAATGAAATGGTATTTGGAATATCGTCAGGATGATTATCAGCATCATACTCAACATTGTATGTGCAGATGAGTTGGCTACTGTCTTTACCATTCTGAAACACATATACCTTTTCGTAAAGTATATCGTTACATAGAATGATAAGACTTAAAATATCTTCTAGCTTATCTCTTTGAGTGAATGTGCAGAGTAATTGAGTTTTCATTATAGGTTGTACTTCTTTGGTCTATCGTCTTTTTCTGCGTTCACTAATCTACCAGCTCCAGGATTCTTACTTCTACCATCATCTGAAAACCCGACATCATATGTTGGTATAGCATAAGCCAATGTATCTATACCATCAGAACTACTTATTTTTATTCTTCTTTCTGCAACTAATTTTGATCCGCCCTTATCATTTTTTTGAGACAATACGCTATCATTACCAAAATCCTGCACATCAACTGAATTATTATAAGCCATATGTGTTAGATGTGTATTGACGTAATAACTCTGTAACCTTTGTTTTATTATCTCTTTTTGTTTATTTTCTTCTTCTATAAAAGCAACATACTCTGAATTACTTTCTTTCTTAGGTCTTGGTGCTTTTTTTGCTCTTCTAGTCATTAAGGTTTTTAAAGCAACATTTACTTTTGATTTAGGTTCTTCACTTATAGCAGTCTCTAATACATCATTTATGATTTCTGAATCGACACCTGCTGTTTTGGCTGATTCCGCTTGTCTTTTTCTATAATCATCGTGATTTACATCATCTGCGTATATCTCACTATTTGAACTTGACATATCTAATATCGCTTGTTTTTTCTTACCATCATCATCATCCGTCATTACCGCTTTCTTTATCTTTGAAGTCAATGCACTAGCACCACCTTTACCTTTTTTAACACTAAGGCCATCTAATGTTACAAATTTAGATTTAGAAGTTCCTTTACTTATTTGTAGAACATCAACTGTTTCTAATGTTGAACTCTCTGGTAGTAAAACACATTTACCATCCTCTGTTCCCTCACCGTTATTATGCATCGCACGGATAGCAGTATAGACTTCAGCAAAATTAGCCCAACCCTCTTTCAACTTTTCATCATTAGCAAACTC